AGGTAATGTTATATTTCTGTCTGCTGTTGGGTCAGTAACCGTTAGTGTTGTTTCAAAATCGTTTGCTGTTGATCCTTCAAAGATTATATCTGTACCTGCTTTTAATTCTAAGTCACCAGCATATGTTACAGCAACTCTTTCAGCACCGGCAGAATACATTCTAACTCCACGTCCTGCCGCTCCGTTAAATAACAAAATTCCACCATTTTCTGAAATATACGATTGATTATCTCTGAATTGTAATTGTCCACTACTAACCATTTTCAATGATGTATTAACATCTGGTGTTGTAAGTGTTTTATTTGTTAAAGTTTGTGTTTCGTCTAATAAAACAATATTAGATCCTGTATAACCTGATGAACCAGTGTAACCTATACCAACTGATCCTGTATAACCTATACCAACTGATCCTGTATAACCTTGTGATCCTGTAAATCCACCTGTTAATGGTTCTAAAGCCCATGCGTCCCCATTCCATTTCCATGTACGTAAACCTAAATTATATGTATCGTTTAGAGACGGACCTGATGGAAAGTTTATTGTTGGCATTTAAATTTTGTTCCTTCTATTTGTTCTATCACCATATTTATAATATTTATAACATTTTAAACAAGTTATTTTCCAATAAAAAACCCCCGAAACCTAGGCTCCGGGGGTTAATTTTGCACCTTTGATTACTATAGATTATTATGCTTTAACAATCTTTAGCGTGTGAGTTGCAGCTGTCGTTACCGAACCTGCTGGAAACTCTTGCGCTCTATAGTCATCACCAACTTGTCTAGTATTGTAACTAGAGCCATCAAGTATAGTGTTAGCCATACCTGTACCTCTTGTAGTACCTGAACCATTAAAGTTGTATCTAATCGTATATCCGTCTACTGAAGCACTTGCAGTCGCTCTAATCCACTCTTGACACAAAGTATCAAAAGATGAACCAGTTTGTTGTAAGTGAGTTGTACCGTCTATATTTAATAGATTTTCGTAAGATGACGTAGCACCATTTACTCTCTGTAAATAGTAACTAGTAATCGTAGTTGGGTTATCTTGTGCGTGGTCACCTATAGATCCAGCAGCATAAGCGCCAGTGTTGGCTCTTGTGTCAATGAATATAGGTGTGTTTGAACCACTAACTTCAGTAGCACCACTAACAGACGCTGAAGATGATACAAAATATGTACCACCTTGTTGCGTTGTAGTTGTACTTGCTGTAAGTAAATCAATAGCAGGATGTAAGAACGTATCCTTAATATCTGCTAAAGGCATAGCATGAATTTCACCACCACTTGTGTAGTATACCGGCCATGTTGTACCTGTATCAGTTGTCGGCGTAACCGAAGCAACTGTTTGACTTACTTTATCATAGTTTGTTGTTACAGTTTGAGGGTCTTGTGTTGTACCTGATCCTGGAAAACTAGTAGAACTATTAGAAATAGCACCTGCTTGTAATCTTGTATCAGAAATTGCTCCTAAAGAGCCACTTGAACCTACTACTGATAACGTAACTGACGGCGATAAAGAATATTGATAAACAATATTATCTATAACTGCGTCAACTTGAGCTGAAGTCATTTCAACTAGATTTCCACTGCTGTATACTAATGGGTTTCTTGTTGCCATAATTTATTTTCTCCTTTTAATTTGCTCTACTTATTATGTAGCGTTACCTATGATTGTTTTTAATGTAGTACCTGAACTATTTTTGATTAGTAAAGTTACAGCTGAGCTGAAGTTACTTGAATCAACAGTGTCTACTTGAGCACCTTGTGATCCTGTAAATCCAACAACACCTTGGTTAGAAAGCTCTACCCATTGTGTACTGTTACCATCGTTGTAGTAAAAGTATTGTACACCAGTTGCGCTGTCTACCCAAATATCACCTTCGCCTACGCCAGATGTTGGCGGAGTAGATGAAGTTGTGATATCAAGATTACCTTCAGATCCAGTGTAACCAATGTCACCTTTTGATCCTGTGTAACCTATATCACCTTTTGATCCTGTGAAACCTAAAGATCCAGTGTAACCAATGTCACCTTTTGATCCAGTGTAACCAATGTCACCTTGTGATCCTGTGAAACCTTTAGAACCAGTGTAACCAATGTCACCTTTTGATCCTGTGTAACCTATATCACCTTGATCCCCTTTAGAACCAGTGTAACCAATGTCACCTTTTGATCCTGTGAAACCTTTAGAACCAGTGTAACCTATAACACCTTGATCCCCTTTAGAACCAGTGTAACCTATAACACCTTGATCCCCTTTAGATCCAGTGTAACCAAAAGATCCTGTGAAACCAATTGTACCTGAAAGGTCAGATACGAATGAGTATGCTGAACCGTTCCATAGGTATAATCTAGAATTTTCGGCGTCTGTTAAAGAGCCGTTTTCAATGATAGCAAATTCACCAGTATTAATGCCTGATGGACTTGTATCCGCTGTTAAGTTAGCGACACTAGTGTATGTCTTCGCAATGTTGAAGCCTAAACCAGTATCCCCTTTAGAACCTGTATACCCGATATCACCTTTAGAACCAGTATAACCGATTGATCCAGTGAAACCCGCTGTAAGAGGTTGTAGAGCCCAGCCATTACCATTCCATTTCCACTGTCTTGTACCGAGAGTGTATATGTCATTTAATGCGGGACTACTTGGAAAGTTAATTGCCATTTTTGTTGTCTCCTAATTTATTATTGTTTTTTTAAATTTAAAAATTCAATTCTTTATCATATAATTCTTGCAAGAAAAGTCTTTTTTTTCTTTTCTACATCTATTTATAATATAATTCTTCTTCAAATCTGTTAATAATACAATAGTTTTTAATTAAACTATAGTAATTGTTCCTACCATAGAACCATGCGATGAACATTGATAGTATAATGTCGCAGGAGCACTCATAGGAACATGAAATATAACTACACCTGTTGATCCTGAGGCGTTATTATCAGTAACACCTGTATCATATACTGTTCCACCTGTACCTGTAGTAGATTGTATTCTAAATGGATGTCCACTAGTTGTATTTCTAAAGTAATATGTTTGACCTTTTTTAAGGTAGATAGTAGGATTATCGCCACTCGTACTAGGGAATCCTGCACCATCAAATCTGTATGCACTTGAACCATTGGCTGTTACAACAAATTGTGAAATTGGAGTTTGTGTTTGTACCCAACCTGAACCATCATAAACTAAAGTATGGCCTTTTTGTGGTGTACTAATAGTTACGTCTGTAAGAGAAGATAACGTACTAGCACCAGCTGAACCTGTAAATCCTACAACACCTTGGTTACTTAATTCTACCCATTGATTACTGTTACCATCGTTCATGTAGAAGTATTGAATACCTGTTGCGTCATCAATCCAAACATCACCAATACCTGCTGAAACTGGAGGAGTTGAAGCAACTGCTATATCTAAATTTCCCTCTGAACCTGTATAACCAATTATACCTTGATCACCTTTTGATCCTGAAAAACCTATTGAACCTGTGTAACCAATAACACCTTGATCACCTTGATCACCTTTTGAACCTGTATAACCAATTATACCTTGATCACCTTTTGATCCTGAATATCCTATATCTCCTTTTGAACCTGAAAAACCTACAGCACCATCTAAACCATCAGCACCTGTTGTTCCAGTATCTCCTTTTGATCCTGAATATCCTATATCTCCTTTTGATCCTGAAAAACCTATTGAACCTGTGTAACCAATAACACCTTGATCACCTTTTGATCCTGAATATCCTATAGCGCCTGCTGTACCAGTATCTCCTTTTGATCCTGAATATCCTATAGCGCCTGCTGTACCAGTATCTCCTTTTGATCCTGAATATCCTATATCTCCTTTTGAACCTGAAAAACCTACAGTACCTTGATCACCTTTTGATCCTGAATATCCTATAGCGCCTGCTGATCCTGTAAAACCTACAGCACCTGCTGATCCTGTAAAACCTATAGCGCCGGCTGATCCTGTATAACCTGATCCACCACCAACACTGAATAATGACCAGTTGGCGTCGGCATTTGGCACTGCACCTGTAACACTACTACGTACTTCACTACCTTGAAGTTTGTAAGTATAATATTTGTCTGCTGTGTATGTAGTTGAACCTGAAGTATATCCGTTTTTAACATATACTAACATACCCTCTGTTATTCTTGCACCTGGAATATCTGTTAATCTATCTCCACTATCACCAGAAATACTTTGAAGTGTACCTCTAACTTCCGTATCTATAACGATAGGCGAGTTAGTGCCGGTACTCCATGTTCCTGGCCAGACGTTTCGTGTTAGACCATCGTAATTTGTAGCCATACTATGCTCCTATCTCCACGTAAGTTGTTCCTGGTTGTAAAGTAAATCCATATAAATGATAACTTTCTCCTGTTTGTCCTGATAATGGTGAATCAGGTACTAGTGTAATTGTTCCACCATCTGTTGTACTAACATCACTTAATAATCCTGCACTTGCACCTGTTTTAAATGTACCAGGTTGAGACGCTGAATTTCTAACAGCAAACCAAAATGCCCTAGGATTAGAATCTGAATTAGTAACTGATTGTACTGAAAATGTTCTTGTTTGATCTGACAACTGATTAACTGCCGATTCAAAACCTGTAGATGTTGAATCATCTATTATATCGGAGAGTGTTGGAGTAGTTCCTACTCCTGTTGTCCAGATCCAGAAAGACGGATACGTAAATGAAGCAGATATGTTGCTTGTTGTTGACGACTGATCTGTCGTATATGAGGAACCTGTTACATCAACAGGTCTTGTAAACGTACACGTATTTGAGATAGTACGTGTATCGCTTGTATTGTCTTTGTGTATAGGTGATGTAAATGTAAATGTCCCACTCACATATCCGCTTCCTGAATTTGTACTCAAAGAACCACCACTTGCTGTTAAAGCATGTGAAGTGTTACTTGAATTTGATATACCACTTGTGCTAGTAGAGTACGATGTACTAGCATAAGATTTTAAAAATGTTTTTCCGCTAACATTAGTTTTAGATAAACTCATAGACGCTGTTGACCAGTTTACAGAAAAACTTGTATTTGAATCTGTATATTCTGATTCACTGCCGTCATTATGATTAAATTTAATTGTTGCACCAGCCGAACCTCCAGTACGACTAGTTGATATTGGTCTAATATATGAACTTGAATTGTCTACAGTAAAAGTTTGATTCCAATCTACACCACCTGCTGGTGTTTGTGAATAACTACCTGCTGAATAATTACTTAAAGTACCGTTAACACTTCCACTTGATTGAGTGATAGAGTAAACTGAACTTATAAAATCGTTTGTGACATCACTAGGGTTATCTACTGATACAGAAAATCCTGTACAAGGAACATCCCAATTTAATGATGAACTTGGAGTTGATGAAGCTGAAAATGTAGGAGTAAAAGTTGCTAAAGTTAATCTTAAAAGATCACCTGAAAATTCTGCTGTTCTAACTGTACTTGTTACACCACTTTCTATATAACCTGTAAGTGTTCTATAATCTCCTGAAGTTGTAAATACAAAAGGAGAATCTCCTCCTGATCCTGCTGATCCTGTAAAACCTACGGCACCTGCTGAACCAGTATAACCACCACCTGGACCTTGAGGACCTGTGGCACCTGCTGAACCAGTGTAACCTATACCAACTGATCCTGTAAAACCTACGGCACCATCTGAACCATCAGCACCTGCTGTTCCTGTATCTCCTTTTGAACCTGAAAAACCTATTACACCTTGATCACCTTTTGATCCTGTAAAACCTACGGCACCATCTGAGCCTGCGTCACCTTTTGATCCTGAAAAACCTGTTACACCTTGTATACCTTGTGAACCTGTATCTCCTTTTGATCCTGAATATCCTATAGCGCCTGCTGTACCAGTATCTCCTTTTGATCCTGAAAAACCTGTTACACCTTGTATACCTTGTGAACCTGTATCTCCTTTTGATCCTGAAAAACCTACGGCACCATCTGAGCCTGCGTCACCTTTTGATCCTGTATATCCTGCTCCGGTAGAACCAGTAAAACCAACAGCACCATCTGATCCGTCAGCACCTTTTGATCCTGTATAACCTACTCCTGTTGAGCCAGTGAAACCAACTGTACCAGATGAACCTGTGTACCCTAAACCTCCTGAGGATCCTGTAAAACCTACAGCACCTACTGAACCAGTGTAACCACCACCTGGACCTTGTTCACCACGTGATCCTGTGAAACCTTGTGAACCTGAATAACCACCTGGTGATCCGGCAGCCCCTGGATCCCCTTTGGAACCTGTAAAACCTGTTGGACCTCCTGATCCTGTATAACCTATACGTCCTAGGCCGACACGAACACTAGCGTTTTGAATTACTGGCATATTGCGATACTTATTTCCCTCATATTTTTATTTTAATGTCCAAGCATTGACATTTTTTTAATATTCTGTTATAGTATATTTATAAATAAACTGTAGTGAGTTGATAATTTAAATAAATGATTTCTATTGCATTTTTAGATATAATTGGTCTTCCGTATGACGGAGATACATTAAAGAAAAGAGGCCTTGGTGGTAGCGAGTCTGCGACTATCTTGATGGCCAAAGAACTAACAAAGTTAGGTTTCAAAGTAACTATTTTCAACAACTGTAATAAAGACTCAAAACTCGCAAGAGAAGGCACTTATGATGGTGTACAATATTTTGACAATACTATTTTAGATTATAAAAGTGATTTCAAATTTGATATTGTAATTTCATTAAGAACTATAATTCCTTTCATAACACCTAACTTATATAAACAGTTTGAAGGATATAATCCTCAAAGATATTCAGCAATCACAGCTAATGCTAGACATAAAGCAGTTTGGATGCATGACACATTTGCAAACGGCGATCTTATATTAGAAGACCTTTTAATACAAGGGCATATAGATGAAGTATTTACTTTATCAGATTTTCATTCAACTTATGTGATGAATTGTGACCATGGTAAAAGAAGAAACATGGAAGTATTAAAACATAAATTTTTTCAAACTAGAAATGGAATAGTAACTTATAAAAATGATGTTGATATAAGAAAGAAAGACCCACACTTATATGTTTTCAATGCAGCTTTCACAAAAGGTATGGCACCTTTAGTTAACGATATATGGCCAAAAATAAAAGAAAAAATACCTGAAGCTAAACTAATATGTATTGGTGGTTTTTATGTTTTTCCAGGACAAGAGTTAGACGCTCAAGGAAAAGAATGGACTAAAATGTCAAATGATCCTAAAAATAAAAATTTAGGTATAGAATTTACAGGTGTTATAAAACAATCTGAAATAGCAGATATATTAGAAAGAGCAAGTTATAAATTATTTCCAGGTGCTTTTCCTGAAACATTTGGTATATCATCTTTAGAAGCAATAGCATATAACACTCCTTTAATCACTACACGTTTTGGTGCTTTAGAAGAAACAGCAGTAAACGAAGCTTGTTACTTAATAGATTATGCAATAGAACCTAATGGTTTATTTCCATGGATACCAAAAAATAAACAAGTAGATAAATTTGTCAACACTGTATTAATGGCTCATCATAATAGATATTTACATCAACAAAAACAATATGCTTGTAATCAAATTAAAGGTATTGTAGGTTGGGACTCTGTAGCCTTACAATGGAAACAACATCTATATAGACAATTAGGAAATTACTTATCAAAAGAAGAATATAGAAAAGTATGTCATATAAATTCTAGAGTTAGAAAAGTTTTTGGTAGAAGATTTACTAATATAGAAGAAAATTATTTACCAAGAAAAGTAGAACAAAAGATAGTTATAATATCTCCTACTTACAACTCTGAAAAATATATTAGCAACTGTATTGAATCAGTTGTCTCACAAGATTATGATAACTATGAAATGATTGTAATTGATGACGCCTCTACAGATAATACTTACAACATTGCCAAACAATGGGAAAGTGATAAAATAAAAGTGATTCGTAATGAAGAAAATAAAGGCGCTGTTAGAAATCAAATAGAGTCTATAAGAAAATATTGTAAAGAAGATGACATTGTTATGTTTTTAGATGGTGATGATTCTTTTATAAATGATAATGAGATACTTCACTTTTACAATAATCTTTATGACGGCACTACAGAATTTACCTATGGGTCTTGTTACTCAATGGTTGATAGAATACCTTTGATAGCACAAAACTATCCAGAGGAAATAAAACAAAAGAAAGAATATAGAAAATACAAATTTAATTGGAACATGCCATACACACATTTGAGAACATTTAAAGCAGGACTTTTAAATGATATTGATGACAGTAATTTCCAAGACGAAAACAAAAACTGGTACAAAGCTGGCGGAGACGGTTCTATATTTTATTCACTCATAGAACAAGCTGATCCAGATAAGGTAAAAGTTGTATCAGATATAATATATAATTATAATGATATAAATCCTTTAAACGATTATAAAATTAACGGAGACGAACAAACCAAAAATGCGAATAGGATAATGAAACAATGAAAAAAGTATTAATAGCAATACCAACAAACAAGTATATAGAACCAGAAACATACAAAGCGATATATGATCTTACAATACCAGAAGGATACAAAGTTGAATTTCAATTCTTTTTTGGTTATCAAGTAGATCAAATTAGAAATCTAATTGCTAAATGGGGAGAACATTATGATTATTTGTTTTCAGTAGATAGTGATATATCTTTTGATAAAGATACACTAGTTAAAATGTTAGCACATGATGTAGATATTGTATCAGGTCTTTATATTCAAAGAATACCAGGAACACACTCATTAGAAATTTATGAAGCTTCTAATAACGGTGGTTCTAGACGTATTCCTTGGGTAAAAGTTAAAGATAC